ATGAAGCCATTTGTAACTTTGGAGTTCCCTGATAAACCTAGAAGGCTTCGCTTCGGTATCAATGCTCTCTGCGAGATCGAGGATGTGCTGGGGAAACCACTCACCGAACTGTCAGATATGAGCTTGGGAGTGAAGGAAGTCCGAATGTTCCTCTACGCGGCATTTTGCGAGGAAGAGCCTGATATTACCCCAAAAGATGTTGGTAACTTAATGGATGAATACGAAGGTGGTTGGGCAGCTTTAGCTGGTAAAATTGGCGAAGCTGTAGCTTTGGCATTTGGTGGGCAAGAAGAAAAAAACGATTTGAAGCCAGTGGCGAAAAAAGCAATTTCTGGGAAGAAGTAAACGAACTCTTTAAAGTTGCTACTGGCCCGCTAGGGGTGTCTCCTATTGAGTTTTGGGAATTAACACCAGCAGAGTTATTTTTGATGGTAGACGCTTATAAAGAGCAGATTGAAGTGCGCAGAAATGAGTTAACCATGCACGCGTGGATGTGTGTTGCGCTCGATAGAACTAAGCGGCTGCCTAAGCTCGACACGCTTATCAAAACAGAAAAGCCACAAAAAACAAAAGAAGAATTAGAAGCTGAGTGGGAAGAACTTAGTGTTAAATTTCCAAAGTTAGGAGGTGGTGAAAATGGCAGGTAAAGAGGCTACAGTCGGTAAGCTGAATATTCGCATCGGAATAGATCTTAATGAGTTTAACAAAAATATGAAGCAGTTTCAGCGCGAAATGAAAAAAACGGAGCGCTCTTTAGAAGGGTTTAAGATCCTCGGTCGGCAACTGAAATCTGTGGGAGCAACTCTTACTGCCAGCCTCACCATTCCTATTGTTGGCTTAGGTATAGTAGCTAAAAAATCTTTTGACTCAGTTGATGAAGCCCTAGATAGTATTGCTATAGCTACCGGGGCAACAGGTAAAGCATTGGATGGATTGCAAACTAGCGCCAAAAAAGTAGGTAGCCAAGTTCCCAACGATCTAAAGCCGGTTGGAGAAGTAATTGGTGTTTTAAATACTTATCTTGGTGCTACTGGGACTATTTTAGAAGACTTAACTAAAAAGATAGCTTTGGCAACGCATATGTCGGGAGAAGATGCTCCAAAGGCTGCTCAATCAATGTCTAGAGCTGTGAACAAGTGGGGTTTGGATGCAAAGAACGCATCTAAGTTCGTAGATCAGTTATTTTTAGCCAGTCAAAAGTTTGGCATTGGGATAACAAAATTAAGCGATCAATTAAGCTATTTCCAAGTTCCACTTAGCCAGATGGGTTTCAGTCTGGTGGAGTCGACAGTCTTACTCGGGCAGTTTGAAAAAAATGGTGTAAATGCCGAGCAAGTATTATCTTCGATGAGTAGAGCCATGGCTAATTTTGCAAAGGTAGGCATAGCAGATACAGCCGGGGCTTTTGACACCATCACAAAAAAAATCAAGGAAGCCAAGACAGAGAGCGAAGCAGCGGCAATAGCTCTGAAGGTATTTGGAACCAGAGCAGGGCCGCAGTTGGCGGCAGAAATACGTGCTGGAAGGTTTGAAATTAATGAGCTGGTAGAAGAGTTTCACAATGTGGGAAAAGTTATTGAATCAACATTTGAGGAAACGGCTGATAGTGCTGAGATTTTAGCCGCTGCCAAGAATGCGCTTACAATTGCTTTAGAGCCATTAGGGAGAGAGATAGACAAGCTTGCTAGAGTGCTGCTGCCTCCTCTAATTACGGCTCTTGCTGATTTAACCCAGCGATTCGATAAATTGAGCCAGCCTGTTAAAACTGCAATTGTCTTGGTATTAGCATTTGTGGCAGCAATAGGCCCTATCCTCACTATTGCTGGATTTGCTGCCGATGGCGTCATGAAATTGGTGGTAGCTTTTCAAGCCATCAAGGCCATTAACTGGAAGGGCTTAATAGGCAACTTTGGGGCCTTTTCAATAGCACTCTTGAAAAACACTGCTCTCATTGCCATGCTTGTGGGTAGCATTTCTGGTTTTGTTAACGGTATAAAAAAACTAAAAGATGTCCCAGATGATGTAGATAGTTTTTGGGAAGGGTTTATGTACTCGGTTAATAATATCAAAGATGGATTCGTTGCTCCGTTTAAATGGGTAGCAGACCAATTCATGGGCCTGTTTGATGAGCTAGGTGATGCAGAACAATCGTTGTTAGAAAACAGTCTTGACAAGCTAAATAAAAACCTAAACAAGAGCAGCGAGGTTGATTTAAGTAAACTGTTTGGAGACGGAAGTAAGGATAGTAAACTAGAACAGGCTGCAGCTGAAAAAGGCAAATCTGCTGGCGAAGTTTTCTCACAGGCTTTTAACAAAACTTGGGACGAACTATGGGAGATGCCCTATAATCTCGGTGATTTAGGGACGCTGGAGAAGCAACTTAATCAGTTGAAATACATTAGCAGCCAAGCTGAAGAACGGATAAGAAAAACTCTGATTGCCGAGGGACATGTTGTCTACTCTGATGATAATATTTGGGCTGAAACAGTTGAATCATCACAAGCCTTTGCCCAAGTCTGGGATAGGATATTTGAAACGCAAAGGCAGATTACAGAAAAACAGATCAAATTAATTAAAGCTGAAGGTTTAAGCCCTGCTAATACAGGCAGAATCATTAACTTACTCGAACACTTGAAGCCAGTGGCCCTCACTTCTCAAGCCCAACTAACCTTAGATTCTATGCGGTCCGAAATTGGTGCTGAAAGCGTGAGCGAGAGGTTTTCAGAGGCGCTAGATGAATTCAAGCGGTATATGTCTGAGGTGTCCGCAGTTGGTGCTTTCGAGGATAAGCTGTCAGAGCTGATCTATGAGAGCAGCAAATATGCAGTCGAAATGAAAGAGCTATTAATTCAGCTAAAAAACACCTCATTAGCATCACTGGGCACCTCGGATACTGCGGAAATTAAACAAATAGAGAAAGCAATTAGTGATAGATTGGCCTTGTACGACGAAGAAATAGCTATTGGTTTTAGAGTGCGGACTATAGAAGCCACCGAAAATCTCACAGAATTACTAGAAAGAGTCTCGAAATTATCCCGGGATGAACTTCAAAAATATTGGGATGAGGCTAAAAAGTTGGCTGAAATTGCCTCTGGTAATACCGAAGAAACCATAGAAGAGATAGATAAGATATTTCAGCAGCGAGACTTAAATTTAAGAATCCAAGAATGGTTTGTGGCTCTTGATGATATGGCAGATGTTATCGGCAGATTCAATCAGGAGGCTGGGGATTCAGTTCGTAGTTTTAGAGATATTATTGATGTTTTGCACCGACTGCCTGAGATTACTGCCAATTTACAGACGAGTTTTGGCGAGATGATCGAGGGTATCAATAAAGCGTTTGAGCCTTACCTTGGGAAAAATTATGTTGGACAATTATTTGGAGCTGCCTCTGGGATGCAGATGTTTGGGCAAGGCTCTAGTGGTGGGACTAACTGGGTTGGATCGATTGCGGGTTCCTTAGCAGGTGCTGGTTTTATGACGCCACTCACAGGCGCCATAGCAATAGGGTCGCAGCTAGTTAACGAAATTTTTCCGGGCAAAAGTAAAGATTCCGGAGCTGAACAGCTCCAAAAACAAATCAACGAATATAATAAAATTCTTGACGAGTGGGGCGCAGAATTTCGCTCTGATAATTTGAGTTTTGAAAGAGATTCTGGATTTCTCGGTTGGAGGAATTTGTTTGGTAATCAAGTATGGTCTGCAGTTGGGGAAGATGCCGCGAGACTAGGTATGGAGATCGCAGAACAGATAATCGCATCAATGCAGGATGTGTTTAATACTCTCGCCGGTGGCGCGTTTGATGCGCTCTTTAATTTAGGCGGCCTAGAAAGTCTTTCGCAATCGGTAGGACAAAGCCTGCAGAATGCCCTCATGGGAGCAATACTCAACACAGCCGCAATCAAGGAACCTATGCAAAGGCTCTCTGCCTATATTGCAGAAGCGGTCCAAGATGGTCTAACTTCCGCTGAGCTTGAGCATATCACAGCGATGACAGGGGAGATTTGGGAGAGTTTAGAGCCATACGAAGATATAGCGAAAGAAATAGCCGAGCAGTTTGGACTAGCAGAGGATTCGGCAAAAGGGATAGGTGCAGCTTTGAGGAACGTACCTCAGGGCTTTAAGATTGCCCTTGAGCGCTTCACTGCCGCAAGTGGTATTCAGGCAAACGCGGTCAGTAATTTAGAGTCTAACCGTACTCAAATTGTGATCCAAGGCGATGTGTACGGTATGGACGACTTCGAAAGGAAAGTGGAAGAATCAGTCGATAAATCAGAGCGCCGCCGCAGAACGCGGAACTATGGCGTATGGGCAGGTGCATATTAAATGGCATCAGCAAAAATAGACGGCATAAACATTCCTCTTGTCTACTCTGTAGAGATTAGTCGTGAGTTTGTGGGTGAGAGAACCAGGACTGCTGGGGGCAAGCTGAGGCAGGATCTAGTGGCTGTTAAGCGCTCTTGGCAACTGCAGACCAGACCCATAACTCTCGCTCAGGCGAATCAGATCTTAGAGCAGCTAAGGTTAAGCAATTATGGGACGGTAGCATTCTGGCTTGATGATTTTGGGTTAGAATCGAACACTGTCAGCTGCCTTATACTCCCTGAGAGTATTCAGGAATCCCATGTGCAAGTGTCTATAGCTGGCGAATGGCATAATAACGCTAGAGAATTGAGTTTTACGGTGGTGGAAATATGATAGCAACAAACAGGAAAATCAGCGCATATTTAGCAATTCAGCGGGTAGATGGAAGCTGGGCTGATCTTTCACAATATTTAAGCCAGGCCGAAGTTGAGTTAGGAGATGTTTCCTCCGTTGGTACTGGGAGTTCGGGCGTGGATGGGCGAGTCAGAACTTTGAGATTCACGCTGAAGCGCTCTGTAGATAGCTTTTCGCCTAGAGATAAAACAAGCTTTTGGAATATCTTAGATGGCGCATATTCCCCTCTTTTGTGGCCGAACCGGCGGGTGAGATTGGACGTCATTGTTGATGGGATACAAACCAGACTTTTTGAGGGCTTACTTGGGGATAGCATAACCGCAGATGGTAGTTGCGAGTGCAGAGATCTGGCCAAGGCTTTGCAGGACTGCTATATAGAGACTAAAAGGGTTTATGGTAGTGAAGAGGGGGTTCCGGCAGAGGTAGTAATTCAACAGATCTTAGCCGACAATTTAGGCGCGGCCCAAGTAGCGCTTTACTGTCCAGTGTCTCCGGGTTTTACGGTCTTGCCTTACGAACTAGACTATATGTCTGTGTGGGATGCAATCCAGCAAGTGGCGCAGCAGTTTGGTTGGTTTATAGGGTACCGCCCATATGGGTCTGAGTTTAAGTTAACTCTCATGGAACCGCCGAGGGATAAGGTAACAGCGGATTATATTTTAGATCATAACGATGATATATACGTCCAAGAGCTGGAAATCAATGATGCGGATGTGCGCAACGCTGTTGTTGTAACGTATCGTAATAGCGTTACAGGTGAGAGGGATACCATTATACTCGAGGATAATGACAGCATCGCAGATTTTGGTCGGCGGGCAATGCAGATGGAGGAGGCAGATACCAGCTTAATAGATACAGCTGAGGAAGCAGAGCGCTTCGCCCAGGCCGCTTTAAGTGACCTGAAAGACTTGCCTGCAGTAAGTAGGATCGATATACCTCTGTATCCTGCTATGGATGTGTTTGCGGGGCTTGTGATAAGCAATCCGCGGGTTAGCTCCACCTTGGATTTTTATGCAGTCAACAGTGTTCGTCATGTGCTTGACTTTGCAGGCGGCAAGTTGAGAACCGAAGTAATTGCAGGTGGCAAAGTTGTGGGTGGACACGCTATTTGGCTAGGCAAAGAGACGAGACCTGGTGCAGATCCTCCGACAGATACAGGGGAGATCTCTCCTGGGGCTATTGATACAGATAGAATTGGCGATCAGCAGGTAACCGGTATTAAAATTGAGGATCTGAGTATCACGAGCGCGAAAATTGCTGAGGCAGTAATCGAAGAAGCGCATATTAAGGACGCGGCTATTACCGGGGCAAAGATAGGGGATCTGACTGCAGATAAAATCAAGGCTGGGGTTTTGACGGTAACTGATCAAGTGGGAGAGGGCGCTGCCGCCATAGTTGTTCGTTCAGGTGGCTATGAGAAGGTACGGTTAGATGATGAGGGGATTTTGGTTAATGACGGAAATATTATGGTCAGAAATGATAGTGGTGCAACTGTAATTTCACCGCAAGGAGTTAATGTGGAAACGACTAACGTTCCTCTCTCGCAAAGTTTTAATTATATGCGCAATGCTTTTTTCAAAGTGCTGAATAAAGGTGATAACAACTTAGACGATTATGATAATCGTGCTTACAAGTGGATATTGGAAAAGAGCGGGAATCTCCGCATACAGTATGGCCAAACAGCTTATGATAGCTTGCTTGAATATGGTGTAAACATTGGAAGTCAAGTTGCGAACACAGATAGCGGGACTGTTAATCTTTGGCAAGGAGTTGCTTTTAATTTTATAGACCCCGAAAGGCCACATTGTATATCAGTTAGGCACAGGATTACGAACACGAGCGCAGCTAACAACGTTAGGTTGGTTGTAGAAGTTGGTAGCGAACCTGTTTTTTCGCAAACTAAAGCTTTGGAAACCTATGATGGTATTGGAGAGTATAAGGTAACTTCTATCGCTATCCCTTCACTTGTTGAACTGGGTGCTTCGTCAGGCAACGTTCGCATACGTTTAATCGCTACCAAAGGTACGGGCACAAGCACTTTATACGCTGCGGTGACAGGGTTTGTAATGGAACAAGGATTAAGACCCACAGAGGGGGCTTACGATACAGTCCATGAATTTCTGAGTGCGTTTGAAATCCTCCCGGGTACAATACAACCCGAACATTTAGCTTCCAATGGGGGCTTAGATGCTTTAATAGGAGTTCCTCTTCCTTGGTATGACACAGAACCACCGGCGTGGGCTTTCGTAGCTGATGGAAGATACCTAAATCCCAATTCATTTCCCAAGCTATTTGAGAAGTATGGTTATAGGTTTGGATCACAACAGCAGGTAGTAGATGGAAGTACAGTTATCTTTTTTAGAATACCAGACCTTAGGGGAGAGTTTATAAGGGGTTTAGACCTTGGTCGCGGAGTAGATTCAGGGAGGACGTTGGGAAGTTGGCAGGAAGATGAATTTAAAGAGCACCAACACCAGACGGCGGGAGAATCGTATAGAGCACCGTGGGGGACGATGGGTTCTGGAAGCGCGGGAAGATGGAATGGAGCAGTAAGTAGTAATTATGCTCTCACATCTCTCATAGGCGGCGCCGAAACTCGCCCTCGTAACGTAGCTTTTATGTATATCATCCCGTTTATGAGTATCCCTCTAGGTGGCGGTGGTCGAGAAGTAGATCTCGGAACTGTGGATGTTGTCATTAACCAAAAACCCAAATATGTATCGCCTTGGTTTGCCGTTTCAAAAGCACAAACTTATACAAGAGCACACTCATTAGGTGGTCATCCATCTAATGTTAGGGTTCAATTTAGCCCAAAAGTTAACCCCGGTCCTAATGATAAAATAGTCAATTATAGTGGATTGGAGTATGCCGCCTACAATGCTACAGTAGCGTTTGACGCTACAAACGTTTATATCTACTTTGGAGGTGATAGGGTTTATGATGGGCCTGATGGTAATACATCGGGAGCTAACCCTCCGTTTGGTAGTCTTCAATCCGGGTATGCCAGAATATTAGCTTGGGAGTGACTTTGAATGGATAAACGTAAAGCTAGTATCCTACTCACAGCTTTTTTTATAGACGTAATCGGCCCACGCACAGCAATGCTTAACGTGTTGATAGCTGTAATAGCGATTGATTATCTTACTGGCGTCCTACGAGCCATTTACGAACGCAGACTAGATAGTCGAGTGGGCGCGCGTGGGATAATCAAGAAAATCGGCTACCTTACAGCTATTGCTTTGGCACATCAAATAGATGTATGGCTGGGGACTGGAGATGCACTTCGGTCTCTTTCTCTTTCGCTGTTCATTGCAAATGAAGCGTGGTCTAATATTGAGAACCTCGCTAGCATGGGGATAGTTTTTCCTCAGCCAGTGCTGGCTAGGATTAAAGAAATGATGGGGAAAGAGCAATTAGAAGACGAAAGGAAGGAGGATTAATATGGCTGAAAAGTTGGCACCCAATTTTATAGACTCGGAATTTCAATGTAGATGTTGCGGTAGGCTTCCGGCAAAAGGGATGAAGACATTACTAATCGTGCTCTTGCAAAGATTGCGGGATAAAGTGGGAAAGCCCCTTACTGTTACTAGTGGTTACCGTTGCCCAAAGCATAACAAGGCTGTGGGAGGGGTGAGCGGAAGTCAACATATGCTAGGCACAGCAGCAGATATCAAGGTTCCGGCAGGATGGACTGTGCCGCAGTTCGCACAAGCAGCTATTGAGGTAGGTTTCGATGGTGTAGGAAGGTATCTCCGTCAAGGCTTTATTCATGTTGATGTCAGGGGCCATAGCGCTCGGTGGACTAATTAATTTTAAGGAGATGATAGTATGACTTGGAATGATGTTGTGCTGCAGATTATCCAGTATCTAGTGCCGGTGATCGGTGCCATGCTTGTGGCTCTTTTAGGCTACTTGGTTACCTACATCTCAAGACATCAGGAGAAGCTCAAAAACGACATTTTGCGAGAGGCTCTTGGGGCTGCACTTGCCGAGGCCCATGTGGTAGGGAGAGATGCAATAGTCGCTACTCAGCAATTATTAATTGATGATTTTAAAGAGGTTTCTAGTGATGGAAAGCTAACCCGGGAGGAGGCGGCTCAAGCGTTGAATGCGGCGAAGCATTATTTTATTACCCACATATCAAGTAACAGCGTGAATATATTACGAGAAGCTGTTGGTCCGATCAAAGATTGGTTGGATTCTTTCCTTGAGGCGAAATTAGGAGAATACAAGAGCGAGGCTCATGGCGAGGTGCAAAGGCTCGCAAACCCTACTTCACCTGGTCTGACCGATTAGGCCCGATCAGGTTCGGGATGACAGAAGACGGCCCGCGGTTGCATTACAGTATGCCAATAGGCGAGGATGGCAGGTTGAATGCAGCTGTGGGCTTCAGTATGGATGGGGAGACCAGGTGGGGGATTGAAGCTAGATGGAATTATTAAGTGAAAAAGTACCATAATTTTTAAACATGAGCTGGTGATATTTCTATAATCATCGGCTCTTTTTTATCGAAATAGGACTTGATAAATATCAGTTTATGAGTGATATATAGGATGAAGAAAGCCCCTGAACCCCTTGATTTATAGGCGTTTCAGGGACACACATTTTTTTAAAAGCTGATTGAATGGTCGCAAACCATGAGCTTTATAAGCAGCTAACAAGCAAAGGAGGGTGTAGAAGTGAGCAATACCTTATTTGGACAGACTGCAAAGACGGATTTTGATTTCAGTAGGCATAGAGCAGTGCAAACAGCTATTGGTAGAACAAATTTAGCATTTCAAGAAGATGGAAATTTAGAAGCAAAGAAACTAAAGGTCGCAAGCTATTGCAGAGTAAGCACGGCAGAAGAGATGCAACTTAACTCCCTGGAAAATCAAATAATACATTATACTAACTACATTAGATCCAATAATGCGTGGAATTTTGCAGGGATATTTTCAGACAGAGGGAAGTCAGGAACTGGAACTAGAAGTAGGGCAGGCTTTAACAAGATGATGCGATATGCCTTGGATGGAAAAATCAATACTATTCTTTGTAAATCCATCTCCCGTTTTTCCAGAAATGTTGTTGATTCCCTTAACGCTATAAGGCTTCTAAATCAAAAGGGCGTAAAGGTAATTTTTGAAAAAGAAAGCCTTGATACTGGAAATGTGCAGAGCGATTTCATACTAACAATGCTGTCAGCTTTGGCTCAAGAAGAAAGTAGGAATACTTCAGAAAACATAACTTGGGGCATAATTAAACGATTTGAAATGGGAGAACCTATATTTACTAGAATGATAGGCTATAAAAAAGTTGATGGTAAGCCTTGGGTTATTGTTGAGGAAGAAGCAAAAATTGTTAAAGAAGCTTTTGAAGCATGCTTGAATGGAGACAGTCCATCTCAAATTGCAAAGAAGTTTATTGGTAAAGAGTATAAAAAAGCGAATGGAAGAACTGACTGGTCTGCAATAGCGGTTAGAGACATATTGAAAAATGAAAGATATGTGGGTGATGCTCTTTGTCAGAAAACCTACACCAAAGATTATCTAAGTCACCAAGCAGAAATTAATGAAGGCGAGAAAAACCAATATTTAATACAAAACCATCACCAACCTATTGTAGATAGAGAAACCTTTTATAAGGCTCAGCAGATTCTCTTAAGAAATTCAAAAAAGATTGAGAAAGGCAGTAAAAAGACCTATCCATTATCAGGACGATTAGTGTGTGCTGAATGCGGTGGGAATTTACAAAGATTCATCAGCAGAGGAAAGGTAACTTGGAGATGTGGAAATCATACAAAAAGCAACCTGCTTTGTAAAATGAGAGGAATCAGAGAAGAGGATATTCTAAAGGCTCTTGTCAAAGCATTTGAGAAAAGGTATCGGATAGATGAACTGGGTGAGGGGAAAAGACAAATTATTAGGCTAATAAGAGAAGTGCGAGGCGCAGAAACCAATATAGAAAGCCAGCAAAACAGACTCCGTCTGGAACTCAAAAAGATCCTACTAGAGGAGACTGAGGCTACTATTAAATTAGAAGATACAACTGATATTACTCAAAGGCGCATTGCGATAGAAAATAAAATTGCTAAAAGCGAGACTTGGTGGGCAACTTTTGATGAAGACGATGTTTATAGGAAAAAAGCTATTGAGAAATTAGAAGTGATTAAAAATAAAGCTAGGCCAATGAGTGAATTAAGAAAGAAAATAAATAACATAGAGTTTGTTAGAGCGTGGGTGACATCAATAAAAGCGGTGTCACCTTATTTATTTTCTATAGCATGGCTGGATGGAAATGAAACAGAAATTGAAAGAGGAGATGATGAATGGTGAGCAATGATCAGCAAAAGGCATCAAGGGTTAGGGTAATACCAGCAAGGACGAGAACCGAAAGAAATGAGCAGAACCCTGATGGCCAGAAGAAACGTATAGGAGTTTACGTCCGAGTATCAACTGAACTAGAATCACAGGCCTCCAGCTATGACATTCAAGTTTCTTATTTTAAGGAATATGTAGAAAACAATCCGCAATGGGAACTAGTAGAGATTTTTGCAGATGAAGGCATTACAGGAACTTCTACTAAAAATCGAGATGGATTTAACCGGATGATCGAGCGCTGCCAAAACAACGAGGTTGACTATATCATCACAAAGTCCATTAGCAGATTTGCTAGAAACACTTTGGATTGCCTTCACTATATTCGCATGCTTAAGGGGTTAGGTATAGGCATTTATTTTCAAAAAGAAAACTTGGATACGTTGGACAGTAAGAGTGAGCTATTTCTCACAATCCTCTCATCCATGGCACAGGAGGAGAGCCGCTCGATATCAGAAAACACGAAATGGGGAATTCAGAAACGGTTCCAGCAGGGAAAAGCACACATCCCAACAACGTACTTTCTTGGGTACACCAGTGATGCAGACGGTAACATTATCATCAATGAGGAGCAAGCACCAATCGTGAGGCGAATTTTTAGAGAGCTGCTTGAAGGAAAAGGAACCCCTACCATAGCTAGGGGGTTGATGAAAGATGGGATAAAGACAGCTAGAAACAATTTATCTTGGACTTCAGATTCAGTTTATAAGATTCTTCGAAATGAAAAATACAAAGGCGATTGCTTGGCCCAGAAGTCAGTAACCGTTGATTATTTAACTCATCAACGATTGCGAAATAGAGGTCATCAACCACAGTATTACATAGAAGATAATCACCCAGCTATCATTAGCGAGGAAGATTGGGATCGGGTTCAGGAAGAACTGACGAGACGGAACAATATGCGTAAGGATCCAGATAATAAATACAACATGCGTTATAGTGGGATTGCACCTTTTTCAAACATGCTCTCCTGCGGTGAATGCGGAAGACCAGTCACAAGAAGAAGGCTAACAACTTTTCATGGCAAAGAGAGAATTCAATCCAAATTTACCGCATGGCATTGTAGAGTTGCTGCACAAAAAGATAAAGACTTTACAGATTGTAATTGCAGTTATGTTTGGGAAGAGGAAGTTGAAAAAGCTTTTATGAGACTGCTCTATGACATCAAGTGTGACCAGAAACTATTAAGAAATAAAGTGAAGCTAGCAATTGAAGAAGCATCTTTAACAGAAGAGGAAGAAGCAAAGCTGAAAGAACTGAACACTCAGATAAGAAGAATTGCTGATAAGATAACAGATCTGGCAAATAGACCTCCAGGTGCCAATGAAGCTATTTATGACGCGACCATGAACCATCTTGTTTATGAGCAGGAAATCTTGAGGACGGAATATGATGAATTGAGTGCGAGCAAAAAAGATAGCGACTATTTGAAAAAGAGTTATGAGATACTGCTCGATAATTTAGAGAAGATAGAAGAACCGACTGACCTTTTTGATTCAGATATTTTCAAGCAAACGGTAGAGAGAGGCATTGTTTATAAGGAGTGGCAGGTAGAGTTCCAATTCAAGTGTGGGGTTTCCTACAAAGTATCTGCCATGAGAAAACGGCGAACACAAAAAAAGGGCAAATGA